GTCCTTGAAAAAGTCAAGCGGGAAAGTTTCGACCCGCCCCTGCCTCATTTTTGAGCAAAGTTTCTTCGGGGAAAGTTTCATGCGCATTTTTCTGCGCGAAGATCGCGCCGCAGTGCGTCAGGGCGTCGGCAAAGTCTTCCGCGCTGTTGAATCCGACGTACTGCGCCAGCTTCTCCACGGCCTCGGCCGACAGCAGTACGCTGCCGGGTTCCAGCAGCTTGGCGACAGCAGCCAACAGGTCGGCGGCATCAAGCTTCACGATCATCTCGGCCATGGTCACAGCTCCCTCACGCGGTCAGCGTAGCGCACCTGGTCTTCTTCGCTGAGCTGATCGACCGGGATAGCCCACTTCGTGATCGGGCCTGTGTCGTCATGCCCAATCCCCATTGCGCGTTGCTCGTCCGTGCATTCGGCCCGGGTCATCCACACGAAACGGATTGGGGCATCGTCGTCCGGCACGTCCACGTGCTCAACCACGCGGCCCGAAGGCGACTCGGTGGTGTTCGCTGGCGGCTCGGCCAGCTCGGTGTGGTAGATCGGTTCCTTTGCGCTCAGCTCGAACAGCTCAACGCCGTGAGGCACGACGACCACCAGGTAGCCTTCGGGCAGCTGCTCCTGTACGCGCTGCTTCAACGTGTTCAGCTTCTCGGCCTGGGTCGGCTCCATGTACCGTGCGACGATGATTCGGGTCATGCTGTTCTCCAAAACGAAAAAGGGCTTTGCCTCGTGCTCTCGGTTGGGCAAACAACCTTACGGCGAACCGTTGAGAGCACAAGGCAAAGCCCTTGCGCGTCGATGTTTGCCCACCGATGGAACGAAGCTTAGCCCAGCTTATCCGGGTTGTCAAGCGGCCACCCATCCTCGCCAATCTGCACCTTGGGCCGGTACGCCCGTCCGTTGTCCTGGGCCGTCTTGTGGTCGTGGCAGGGCGTGCACAGCAACCACAGGTTGTCGGGGTGATCGGTCTTGGCCTGGCTCCACCTGAGCCGCGCGCATTCGGCCTTGGGCACCCGGTGGTCCACCTCTCGGCCGATCGTCACCCGGCCTTTGGCCAAACACGCTTGGCACAACCCCTTGTCGCGCTTGACCACCTGGGCCCGGGCAATCTCCCAGTCCCGCCCGTACCCCCGACTTTGCCTGCTTTCCTTTGACCAAGCCATACCAAACCCTCTTTGCGAAAAATTACACGACAAATTGTATGTGCAGAAAATTACTTGTTTCTTCCGTCCTTGCCTTCCATCTTTGCCTTCCATCCTTCCACCCCCTAAAGGGGGTTGGAAGTGGAAGGAAGGCAAATTTGGAGTTATGGCGCCTTCCACTTACTCCATTGGAAGGCAAATGGAAGGCAATGGAAGGCAACTACTTAAATGCTATCTGCAATTTTTAACACGCCATCTTCGCATTTTTCTACATATTGACCATCCACCAGCGACTCAATTGCCCTAGTCACATCGCGCCCGCGGTTGTCCCGGTGGCTGTTTCCATCAAAAGGAATGCGTTCCACGGCCTGTTGTTTGAGCACCGCGAAGTGCAACCCCTCGCCGGTCAAGTCCTGGGCGTCCTGCAGTAGTGCCATCACCATCTGTTGGCGCTCGGTGAGTGGGCGCCGCTGGACCACCAAATGGCGTGGCTGGGTGGCGCGCGCCTCGGTGATACAGGAGGTGATAGGGTCGCCCTCGTCGTCCTGCCCCAGCACCACCTCCTGCAATTTGAACGCATATTCTTTGCCGTCCTCACCATCCTTCATCTTGGTGACGGTGGCCACCCGATAGTCGCGCAGCTGCACCACCTCCAGCTCGGCGTCGGCCGCTGCCCTGAGCGCACCACTGCCCCGTGCGCCCTTGCTGCCATCCTTGCCGCTGTGGTGGACCAGCATCACCAGTGCTCCGGTGGTTCGGTGGATCAGGTCGCAGTGGGCCACCGCCTGGCCGGTGTCCTTGGCGTCGTTCTCATTGGCGCCGGCCATCGCGCGGGCATAGGTGTCGATCACCACCACCGCCACCGGGCCGGCCTTCTTGAGCGCGGGGATCAGTTCCTTCATGTGGCCCTTGTCGATCAGGTTCGGTACGTCCGGAATCACCAACAAATCCAGGTCTTCGGGGTCGATGCCGTTGAACTGGCAATAGGCCGCGAGCCGCTTCTGGAACCCGCTGGCGCCCTCGGCCACCACGTACACCACGCGGCCCCGCTTTACCTTATGCTCGCGCCAGTCGGCACCACGCGCCACCGCGCCCACCAGGTCCAGCACCAGGAAGGTCTTGCCGGCGCCGCTGTCGCCGTACACCAGCACCAGCCCAGCCTTGGGCAACACCCCCTTGATGATCCAGCTGCCCGGCTTGCGTTGCATGAACGTGGCGGCCGGTAGCGGGGTGAATCGGGGCAGTTTGACCGGCTTGGGCGGGGGTGCGCTCAGCAAGTCGCTAAAATCGTCCTCCAAGGCCTCGAAGTCGTCGGCCACACTCTGCCCCCGGTCTGGTGTCGAATCACGCATGGCAGCCCCTTCCTGTTCATCCTGCACGCCTTCGGACAGGTCCATGTCATCGAACTGCGCAAGGTCCAGCTGTCGCAACTCCTCGGCGCGCGCCACCCCCGCCTTGCAATGGTGGTCCCACAGATAGCGCAGGGTCTTGTCGTAATCCTGCTTGCGGTGGTCCATCGCCGCTTCCATGAAATGCTCGTTAGCTTCCATGATCGACAGGATTTGCTGGTGGGACAGTCCGGACTGCCGCAGCGCGATGGCGGTGGCGAACATCAGCCGCGATCGGTCATCGGCCGGGCCCGGGCCGTCGACCAGGAAATTCTTGGCGTGCGGGGGCAAGTCGATATCGTCCAGGTCCGGCAGCTCGTCGTCGCCCAGCAGCGGCGGCAGGTGCAAGTCCTGCACCTGGGCCGAAGTCTTGGCCTTGCGGTAGCGGGCGGTGATCTCGTCCATAGCACCTGGGCGTGGCTTCCTCACCCGCGGCGAGCTGCCCTCAACCTTGGCCCCGGTGATCGTCACGAACCGGGCGTCCAGGCCGCCATACACCTCGATGCCGCGCTCGTGGTTGGTCCAATCGCGCTCTATCTCGCCTTCCAGCATAATGCGCAGGCCATTGCCCGACGGGCTCACCTCGGTGTAACTGTCCAGCTTGGCCACCACCTCGGCGGCCCAGGGGGCAATCTCGCCATCCTTCACGCAGTGGTCAAGATCCACCGCCACCAGGCCGTGGGCGCCGGTCATGAGGTAGCCAACACCAGCGAACTTGTCTGGCTGGCGCTGGTAAGCGCGCATGGCGTCGTGGAAGGAGGACCAGCCGCGCGTGGTCTGGCTGGACAGGCCATACTGCGGCTTGTCGGAGCGGTGCGGGATTTTCTCGTACTTCTGCTTCTTGTCGTTCCACATGGCGCGCCAGGGCGCCCAGCGGGGGGTGTCGAGCATGCTGGCGGGGATGCCGTCGACGGTGACGGGCAGGAGGGTAGGGAGGGTTTGCGGTGTGGCCATTAGATCAAGTCCCCGTATGGGTTTGTCAGGTGGTTGTGGATGCGCTGGCCGATCCAGCGCATATTGAAGACGCACATGGAATTGCCCAGGGCTTTGTAGCGCGGGCCGTCGGCAGCGAGTTGCCACAGTTGCCCGTCAATCTCGGCGTAGTCGTACATTTTGCTGCGCTTCTTCGCCTTCTTCACCGGGATCAAGGTGTAGTTGTCTGGGAAGGCCTGCAGGCGCTCGCACTCGATCGGCATCAGGCGGCGCACCGCCCAGCCGCCCACCAGCTCCCACTCGGTGGCCACGGCCTGCGCCTGCGGGCTGGACGAGCCAAGCGCGCCGAACACGTGCGGACTGCTGACACACTCCTGACGGCTGTCGAAAGCATAGGCCACGCCGTGCTGTGAGCCCTGATCCAGGGTGTACATGGGCGCGCCCGGCTCACTGACGCCAAGGCCGTTCTGGTCTTTGCCGCGCGTGGCGTTCTGGATGCACACCGGTGCCAGCACATGCGGTTTGTCCCCGCCGCCGCCGCTGGCGCGCAGGCAGTTGGCCAAATCGTCACCCAGTTCGGCAGTCGCGCCACCTTCGCGGCCGCGCAGTGCCACAGAATAAGCGGCTATCGGCGCCTCGTGATTACATGTCAGTGTCGGCGCCGAGTCGAATCTTATCTCCGCGCCACCCTGCCCGTGAGCCATGCAGATCAGATCAGATCCGCCCAGTCTTCCGACTGGCTGGAGCAGTCCGGGAGTGCTGCCGCAATCTGGCTGCCCGCCACGGCGGCCAAGGCTGCCTGTAAGGGTGCCGGCAGTTTCTTGCCCCGGCTCGCGGCTCGGCGGAGTATCCCGGCGCACGCCGTCGAACTCAAAAAGTACCTCTGCGGGATCAAACCCGTCACGAGCACTTGCGACAACGAACACACGCGCGCGTCGTTGGGCCACATCGAAATATTGGGCATCTGTGACCCGCCACGCGACTGTCCTTTTGGGTCCATACACACAACCAGCGTTCGGCCATTTTCCCCCTGGAGGGACGAGTGCGCAATCTTCGCCGGCAAGGCCGGCAAGGAAGCAGCCGAAGGCATTGTCTTTGGTGTTGAGGACGCCGGGGACGTTTTCCCAGACGATAATACATTCAGGTTCGCCATCGGCAATTCGGACGCGATCGATTTCATCAGCAAGCTCCACATAAGCAAGGGTAAGCTGGCCGCGCGCGTCGTCCAGCGATTCACGAAGGCCCGCCACAGAGAAGGCCTGGCAAGGGGTGCCGCCCACCAGCACGTCGGGCGCGGCGACTTGGCGCGCGCGCACCATGGCGGCGATCTTGGTCATGTCGCCCAGGTTCGGCACTTGGGGGTAATGGTGCGCGAGCACCTTGGACGGGAAGTCCTCTATCTCGGCCTCCCACACGGCCCGCCAGCCCAGCACATGCCAGGCGACAGCAGGGGCCGATATGCCGCTGCAGACCCCGCCGAAAGTAATGTCAATCAATTGGCACTCCAAAATAAAAATGCCCCGGTGGAGCGCTTCGCGGTCGCCAAACCTTCCCGGCCAGTACCGGGATGCGAAGCGCCCCACCGGGGCATACTGTTTGTAAAGGTTTGGCTGCGGGAATTGTACCCCGGCAAAACTTGTACAAGTTAGATCAAAAAGTTATAACAGATCGGCAAAATCGTCCGAAGACTTCATAAACACCAGCCAATGCGTGAGGCCTGCGCGTCCGCTTACCTGCCCGAACAGCGGCCGGTGTGAGGTGAGCGCCAGCACTTCCTTGAGCTTTACCTGGGTTTCATTCCACTTGAACACCAGCACGCCTTCCGGCTCCAGCACACGGAAGCATTCCGTAAAGCCGGCGCGCAGGTCGGCGCGCCAGTCGTCGGAAAGCTTGCCGTACTTCGCCGCCAGCCAGCTTTTCGGGCCTGCGCGCTCCAAGTGGGGCGGGTCAAAGGCGATTAGGCGAAAGCTATCGTCGGCGAACGGCATTGCCCGAAAGTCCATAACGGTATCCGGAGTGATCTGCAAGGTGCGCGTTCCGTCGTCGCAGTGTGTGCGATCTGTAACCACAATTGTTTCGCTGCGCTGGTCGCCGAAAACGGCGCGGGGGTCAGCCTTGTCAAACCACATCATGCGGCTGCCGCAGCACGGATCAAGAACACGTTTCACGCTGTCAGCTCCTGCGGCGCCTCGTCCGTCAGCCAGCCCGAGCGCAGCGAAACGCCCCATTCCCACCAGCCGGCGCGCGTCCACTTCTCCAGCAGGTATTCAGCCCGGTTCCACTCGATGCCCAGCCGGTCGGCCACCACATCGGCGAACACGCCACGGCCCTTGGCGCGAATGGCGGCGTAATATTCGATTTCGTCCAGGTGTTTCATCGCATCAGCTCCAAGGCAGCCTCGACCAGCAACGCGATCCACCCACCCGTGACCATCAATGCCAGGGTGATGGCCAGCGCTACCGTGCCGTTGCCTGGCGTGCGCAATTCACGTTGCACGGCGCCGTTGTGGTGGATATCGTGGATCAGTCGGCGCCGGGCACGCTCGAGCGCCCCGGCCTCCGCGTCGTCGATCATCTTGGCGCCCTCCTCGGGGCGGATTGCCGAGGCCCAGGCCATCAGCGAATAGAACAGGAAAAGTTTGATGCGGGTCATCGAGAGGGTTCCTTTTGTTCGTGTGTCAACTATTTTACGCCAGCGCGCACGGAGTACTGCAGCACCTGGTGCACGTAATTTTCACTGTACTGAGGGAAAGCACGGGCCACGAGGTGAAACGCCTTGCGCTCGACCTCGTGCATATGGCGCATGGCCAGTACATCGGCATCGGGCACGCGAACAGGCCCGCTCGGCTTGCGGTCGCGGCGGTGCGTGCCCCGCTTATGCGTGTTGGTTCTCACCGCTGGCGCTCCGCGCCGCACTTGCTGCAGCGCCAGAAGGTTTTCCCGTGCGATTGTCCGTCGGGCTCGAACTGGTGGACGCAATACGAGGGCACGTCGGCCAGCAGCTTGTCGAGCGCCTCTTCGTTGGACTGGGTTTGCAGCCTATCAGCGCGCTCCTTCTCGGCCAGCCACAGCGGGTGCAGCTCGGCCAGCGCGGCATCTTTCCAGGCGTCGATGTGGGTGACAAGTTTCTCACGCGCATGTGCATAGCGAAGTGGGTCTTGCAACCACAACATGGAGACTTCGGCCAAGAGCTTTGAAAATTCATCTGTATCGATACTGCCGCTCAGCTCTGGCTGCGGGGATGCGGGAGCAGTGGCGAGGGCAGCGCATTGCCTGCCGTATTCGCGCATCTGGTCGGCGGTGTACGCGGATCCCCAGTTGCTTGCGAAATCACTATCGCTGCTGACTTGGTAGATGAGGTACGCATGCGGCAGCGGCGGCAACTCGGCTGGCGCGCTCACAGCCCCACCTCGGTATCCAGTCGCTCCAGCAAGCGCGGATCCACTAGCGATTTGCGTGGCACGCCGTGCAGCATCTCGATCTCCTGGGCGCGCTTGGCGGGCACCCAGCCTTGCGCCAGCCACAGGCTAACATTCTGCTGGGTGCAACCCAGCTCGCGCGCCAGCTGTGCCTGGCTGCCGGCGGCGGCGATCGCCTTTTCAATGCCGGTCGGTTCTTTCTTCTTACGGGACATACGGTTCTCCATGTGTGGTTGTACAAGCGGGAGTATGCGCGGAAAAGTCAACTTGTACAAGCAAAATTTAGTACAAAAATATTTTGTGAAAAAGACTTGCAACAAGTTTTTTCTTGTGGCTTAATGGCTGGGCATTAACGCAAACCCTAACCGAAAGGAAATAGCATGTCCCTTGAACAAGCAATCAACGACCACGCCGCCGCCATCCGTGAACTGGCCTCGGCCATCCTGAACATGTCCGGCGCAAACGGCGCGCCGGCAGTCGCCGTCAAAACGGAAGTAAAGGCCACGCAGTCGAAGGAAGAACTGATTAAACAGGCCATCGCCGGGGGCGAGGCGAAACTGGCAGCGAAGAAAAAAGCGGAAGCTGAGGCCAAGGCGGCCAAGGAAGCGGAAGCGGAAGCGGACAAGGCCGCCGAGGAAGATCTGGCCGGCAGCGGCGAGCCGGTCACCGAACTGGACTACGCCAAGGACGTGGAAGAGAAGTTCAAAGCCTTCCTGAAAGCCAAAGGCCGCGAAGCCGGGCTGGCGCTGCTGGGCAAGTACAAAGCGAAGTCGGGCAGCCAGGTGGCGCAGGCGGACCTGGCCGCGTTCCTGGCTGATATCGAGGCCGCCTGATCATGGCCGGAACCACGACAAAACCGATGGCCGAGGCCGTGCGCTTTGCCTGCGCGCTGATCGGCCTGCGGTGGCGTGTTGAACACGGAAAGGTGGTGCCAAATGGCTAGCCAACAAAAACGCACGATCGCCGAAGTGGTGGCACGGCTCCAGAAGATGGACCAGGCCGCCGAGGTGGAATATGTGGTCTGCAAAACGGACGGTGAAATCCTCGATATCAGCGTGACCGGGCAGACCACCAAGCCGATGATCAAAATGCTCAAGATGTTCGGGGGTGCCAATGGCTGAACACGCTAAACTCTCGCCGTCCTCGGCGCACCGCTGGATGGCCTGCGCCGGCTCGCTGGCGATGGAATCCGGCGTGCCCGACAGCTCCAGCGAGTTCGCCGAAGAGGGCACGCTGGCCCACGCCTTGGCCGCCGGTTGCCTTGAACAGGAGTTCGACGCAGCGGTGTTCGTGGGCAAGCCGTTCAGCTACCTGGACCACGGGGTGGCGAAGATGGCGACCATCACCCCGGAAATGGCGACCGAGGTGCAGAAGTACATTGATCTGGTTCGCAACCGATCCAGCGGAAAAGTACTACTGGTGGAGCAGCGGCTGTCGTTCTTCGAAGGCGAGATCCCGGACCAGTTCGGCACGACAGATGCGCTTATCCTTGATTTTTTGGCCGAAGAGCTCGAGGTGGGCGACCTGAAATACGGCCGTGGTGTTCAGGTGTTCGCCTCGTACCCGGCACCGACGCCAGAAAACCCGGAACGTCGCCGGGGCAACCCCCAGCTGATGCTTTACGGCGTTGCAGCCTACCGCGAGCACAGTCTGCTGAATGAGATCAAATGGGTTCGGATCTGGATTCACCAGCCTCGCCTGAATCACTTCGACGAGTATGTGGTGTCCGTAGAAGAGCTGCTCGAGTTCGAGGCCGAAGCTCTCAAGGCAGCGAATGCAGCAATGTTCCTGGCTCACAGCGATGCGCAATGCGGCGACATCGGCGCGGCCACGCTCGACGCGCTCAAGCCCGGCGACGACCAATGCCGCTTCTGCAAAGCGAAGGGCAGCTGCCCGGCGCTGCGCGACCAGGTGCTGGCCACGGTGGCAGGTGACTTCGAGGCGATGACCGAAACGGTTATCGGCGAGGACGACCTGGTGGAAGTGCCTTTGCCCGTGATCGACAACCTGATCAAGCTGGGTAAAGGAGAAGTTGCCGTATCGATCGCCGATGCCGAAAAGATCTTGGCGGTGGCGCACGGTGTGGCGCCGAAGGCGGTGGACTTTCACGAAGCGGAGCCGGCGGGCACCGGTGAAAACGACGATCCTAACTACACGTTCCCGGCCTGCTTCACCATCAAGAAACCGACCCTCCGGCCGGCACTTGATGGCGCTGAAACCCGGCTGGCGAACGTGGACGACGGGCACCTGGCGGTGTGCATGGACGCCGTGGACCTGGTGGAAGGCTGGGCCAAGGCAGTGCGCGCGGAAATGGAGCGCCGACTGCTGGCCGGCCGCGCCATGCCGGGCTGGAAGCTGGTGGAGGGCAAGCAGGGCAACCGCAAGTTCTCGGACGAAATGGAAGCCGAAGCCATGCTCAAGTCGTTCAGATTGAAGAAGGAAGAAATGTACGACTTCACCCTTATCAGCCCGACCAGCGCGGAGAAGCTGACCACCGCGATGGACGAGAAGGGCAAGCCGCTGATCGGCGCGAAGCAGTGGGCCAAGCTGCAAAACCTGATCACCCGTAGCGACGGCAAGCCCTCGGTTGCGCCGGCGAGCGATCGCCGGCCCGCCTGGCAGCCGCCGCAAGTTGAAAACGATTTTGAAACCCTGCCAGCGGACGACGATTTCGCCGACCTGGCTTAACCTGAAAGAGAAAAATTATGAAACTGAAACTGACCAACGTGCGCGCCGCATTCCTGAAAGTGTTCAAGGCCGAAGCCGTCAACGGCGGCGACAAGCCGGTGTTTGGCGCTTCCTGGCTGATCGACCCGAAAGACCCACAGATCAAAACCATCGAAGAAGCCATCAAGGCAGTGTGCAAAGAGAAGTGGGGTGCTAAGGCCGACGCCATCTACAAAGAACTGAAATCGGGCGGCCGCCTGTGTCTGAAAGACGGCGACAGCAAGGCCAGCTACGAAGGCTTTGAAGGCATGATGTTCATTTCGTCCACCAGTGCGGTGCGCCCACTGGCGTTGAACCGTGACAAAACCCCGCTGGTAGAAGAGGACGGCGTGCTTTACTCGGGCTGCTACTGCAATGTGTCGCTGGAATTGTGGGCACAGGATAACCAGTACGGCAAGCGGATCAACGCGCAGCTTGGCGGCGTCCAGTTCTACGGACCAGGGGACGCGTTTTCCGGTGGTGGCGTAGCGGCGGACGAATCCGACTTCGACGACCTGGGCGACGGCACCGACGCCGACGATCTGGCCTAATTGCAACCCGGCCCGCTTCGGCGGGCCATTTGGAGGACACCATGACCCCAGAAAAACAAACGCTGCGGATCATTCGCGGCACGATCGCGGAGCAAAGCCCCGAAAACCAAGCCAAGGTGAAAGCGGCCGAGCAGGAAATCCGCGCTATCGTCGCCAAGTACCCAGAAGGACACGCCATGATGGCGGTGGCGCTGCTGGGCGCTGAAATGGCCGCCGAGCAGTAAGCGAAGTCGGCAGCCATGACCACTTACAGCGTGCGCTGCAGGCATTCGGCCTGCCGCCACCGGCGCGTGACGCGCACCCACCCGGACGAATACAAGGTGGTGCCGAAATGCCCGATGTGCGGCAGCCGCAAGGGGTGGCGCATTGAGGCCAGGGCGTATAACAAGCGCGGGCTGTGCCACTGCAGCGGGCCGGATATGTCGGCCACAGGTGCGGGGCAGCACTTCCCACACCGCACCACCCACCCGCTGTGCGCCCAACACCCGCACGGCTTTTATAACCAGGCGCGCGCCCAGGACGTGGCGCATGACGACATACCACAGGAGTACTGGCCAAAATGAAAACTAAACCCTGCACCCTTGGCCCCAAACATAAATGGGATTGGGCCGAAGACCGCACGCTGGTCGATATCAAAATGACCGCGCGCGGCACAACCAAACACGTGCGCCGCGTCGGCGTTTTCAAATGCGCTTGCGGCGCACTCCGTCACGGCAGGGCCAGGAGCGGGCTGTGAGCGCGAAGAAACGACGCCGCAAGGCACAGATAGAACGGCTGCGCAAACTGGATGCGACCTACATGCGCCTGTACCTGCTGGCCAGCCCGCGGCGCAACGGCCCGAAATCCTGGCGCCTGTGGCAATGTTGCGTTACCCCACTTGGTGACAAGTTGGAATCGCAAAAACCCGGCGCATGGCATGCCCTGGACCGCTGCCCGAAAGGCGACGACATTTTGATGGACAACTACCGCAAGCGCAAAGGTCTGGCATGACCCAGCGCCCTTTGCCGCTGCCCGATGGCTTTCACGTCGGCCCGCTGTTCGTGATTCGCAAACAGCGAATGCCGGTGCGGCCAAAGGGTAAAGAGGGCATAGTGCACCGGGCGCAAACGCGCCGCGCCACGCCGCCCTGGTTGACAGCAGAGCAGCGCCAGCAGATCGCCCGCGCCTACGCGCAGGCCCGGCGTTTGACGCGCTGGACAGGCGAGCTGTATGTGGTCGACCACATCGTGCCGAAGATGGGCAAGACGGTGTGCGGACTGCACGCGCCTTGGAATTTGCGCGTAGTGCACTGGCGCGAAAACGCGGCCAAGGGCGCTTTTACCTGGCCGGATATGTGGAACGAACAACTTGAGCTACTTTGACGACAACGAGGATTACATCATCTACGGCCGCAGCCGTGGACGGCGTACACCCCGGCATTACGGAAAGCCCGCCGAGCCCGGCAGCGACCTGGCCAAAGCGCGCATTGCGGCTCACGCCGCGTTCGACCCGCTGTGGCAGTCGGGCCGTATGACCCGCAACCGGGCGTATAGCGAACTGGCGCGGCGCCTCGGCATCCCGAAGCACCAGGCGCATATGCAAATGTTCGACGTGGCCACGTGCGAACGCGTCGTAGCGCTGTTCCTGGCGGACGATTTTGAAACCCTTGAAGATGATTTTAGTGACCTCCTATGACGACCCGCGTTTGGCTTGACGACGAAACCTTTTCTCCCTTCCAGATCACCAACGGGGTGGACCGCTATAGCGAAGGTGTGGAAATCATGATCCGCGCGTTGGCGCTGGGCGATGGCCCTATCCTGGTGCGCGACCTGACGCCCGGCGGTGAGGACTGGCTGCTGGTGGACGACGACGACTTGGTGCTGGCGCCGGCCGAATATGTCGAAGCGATTGACGACGAGCTGCGCAACGGCGATGGCGAGGTGTGGGCTCAGAATTCCCGTTTTGACCGCACCGTGGAACGCGTGGCCGGACTAAAAATCCCATTGCACCGCTGGCGCGATACCATGGTGCAGGCCATGGCGCACGGCCTGCCCGGCAAGCTGGAACAAATGTGCATGGCGCTTAAGCTCCCCGAGGACAAGGCGAAGGACAAAGCGGGCAAGGCATTGATCCAGCTTTTTTGCAAACCCCAGGCTTTCAAGTTCCGCAAGCGCGATACCGCCGGCGGCGAGAAGCTGGCCGACTACAAGGCAGCGAAAGAGGCCGCCGCGGCGACGTGGGCCGGCCGCGCTACGCGCGACACGCACCCAGCTGAGTGGCACAAGTTCCTGATCTATGCCGGCCAGGACATCGTGGCCATGCGCGCGGCCAGCAAGATCATGCCGATGTGGAATTACCGCGGCGCGGAGCTGGCACTGTGGCAGCTTGACCAGCTGATCAACGACCGCGGCGCCATGATCGACCTGGAGCTGGCCGAATGCGCGGTGAACGCCGTCGACGCCGCGCAGATCGTCCTGCGCGAGAAGGCCCAGCAGATGACCGGTTACGATCCAGAGACGGGCGAGGGCATTGAGTCGGCCACCCAGCGCGACAAGCTGCTGGAGTACCTGCTGGCCGAGTACGGCGTGGACCTGCCCGACATGAAAAAGGACACGCTGGAGCGGCGTATCGCTGACCCGGATATCCCCGAGGGCTTGAAAGAGCTACTGCGCGTCCGGCTCCAGGCGTCCACCACCAGCACCAGCAAATACCGGGTGCTGATCCGTTGCACCAGCGCCGACAGCCGCTTGCGCGGGCTGCTGCAGTTCTGTGGCGCCAGCCGCACCGGGAGGTGGGCGGGGCGCCTGTTCCAGCCGCAGAACCTGCCCTCGCGCGGGCTGCTGCCGGCACCGCAGATTACCGAGGGCATTGAAGCCCTGAAAGGCGGCTACGCCGATCTGCTGTTCGATAACGTCATGAAGCTGACCAGCTCCACCATCCGGGGGTGCATCGTGGCGCCGCCCGGCCGCAAACTGGTGGTGGCCGACCTGTCGAACATCGAGGGCCGGGTGTTAGCCTGGGTGGCTGGCGAGCAATGGAAGCTGAAAGCGTTCGCCGAGTTCGACACCCTCATGCTGGAGAACGGCAGCTGGATGCGGGGGCCGGATTACTACGAGGCTTGCCTAGCCGGCGCCGCGCCGGAGTTGGAGCTGGACGCCAAAGACGAGCCCGTGCGGCGCGGTCCGGACCTGTACAAGCTGTCTTACGCCAAGTCGTTTGGCGTTTCGCCATCAGACGTGTCCAAAGACCAGCGCCAGATCGGCAAGGTGCAGGAGCTGATGCTTGGATACGAGGGCGGGGTGGGCGCGTACATGACCGGTGCCGCGACCTACGGCATCGACCTGGAGGACATGGCCGAGAAGGCCCACCGCGCGATCCCCGGCGAGGTGATGGGCCGCTCTCGCATCATGCTGGAATGGCATCAGAAGCACGGCCGTAACCCGTTGAAACTGACCGGGCTGAGCGAGCGCGCGTGGCTGGTGTGCGAAGCGTTCGTGCTGGGCTGGCGTGACGCCCACGCCAACGTTAAACAATTCTGGAAAGATCTCGACGTCAGTGTGCGCGAAGCCATCACCAACCCCGGTGTGACGATCCAGTGCGGCAAGGTGCGGGTTCGACGTGATGGCGCCTGGCTGCGCATCGTGCTGCCGTCCGGTCGCGCGCTGTGCTACCCCGGCCCAGCCCTGGTGCCCGAGAAGAAAAAGAAGGTCAAGAACGAGCACGAGGCAGAGGCCGAGCTGGAAGAGGAAGCGCCGGCCAGCGGCCGCACCTCGATTTCGTACATGGGCATGAATCAATACACCCGGAAGTGGGAGCGCATCCACACATACGGGGGCATGATTTGTGAAAACATTTGCCAGGCAATCGCGCGCGACGTGATGGCAGCCAACATGCACGAAATCGAGGCCCAGGGTTACGAGATCACCCTCACTGTGCACGACGAAATAATTTGCGAGGCCCCGGATAGTCCGGATTGGAACCCGGAGCACCTGGCCGCGCTCATGGCGCGCGTGCCGGACTGGGCGACCGGCTTGCCGCTGGCTGCGGCTGGCTTTGAGGCAGATCGCTACCGCAAGGATTAAATAAAATACTTGTACAAGTTTTTATTTGTGGTATAGTTCGGTACATGGACGCAGCGATTGGCGCGGCGGGGATGAAAGGGCAAGACATCATGGCAACTTACAAGACTCTGGCAATCGTTGATGATGTGAACACCTGCGATTGCTGCGGTAAGTCGAACCTGAAATCGACTGTCGCCATGGAGCGCGATGACGGCGAAGTCCTGTATTTCGGTTCGGTATGCGCAGCCCGCCACAGTGGCCGCGATACCAAAGCCATCAAGTCCGAAGCGAAAGCCGAACATGACCGCCGCGTGCATCTGGCCCGCGTTGAATTGCGCGACAGCAACGAGGAAATGACCGCGAACGCCCGCATGAACGAAGCGCACAAAGCTAAATTGATCGGCATTGCGTTCCGCGAGTTCTGCCGCGCTACTTCGGATGCTGCTAGCGCAAAGCGCGCCGAAATCGCCGCCAAGTATTCGCTGGCCGCCTACGCTTTCTAAACCAACCCGCGCCCTTCGGGGCGCCCTCTCGATAAAGGAAACATGATGTTCAATTTCTGGCCCTTCAATATCGCCCGCAAGCGCCGCGAGGTCGAGCACGCCGCGCCCGCCACGTTCTGGACCCATTCCGAAGTTGGCCAGCCAAAGCGCAACAAGGTGACTCCGATGGACGATCCCCGCCACCCGCGCAACCTGACGCCGGAACAACGTGCCAAGATCAAGGAGCGCGAGGCCGAGCGCCAGGCAGCTATCCAGAGCGGCCGATACGCCGCTGCTGCCGAAGAAGAGAAGCGCGCCGACCAGCGAGCCGCTGCGTTCCGCAAAGAGCTGGCCGCGCCCTACGGTGTGCAGCAGTCCGAAAGCGTTGTGCACGAGTTCCGTTGCGCCCATCCGGCGCTCAATGAATTTTGGCAGGAGCAGCAAGCCCGCTGCGATGCGCCAAGCGACACCGGCAGCACGTCCTGCGATGTGCCATCTTCCACCGACTGAAAGGTCCAAAATGAAATACGAAGTTTGGCTGCATGCCCGCCACCCCAAGACCCTGGAAACTGTTGCCACCGTGCGCGTCTACGCCCACGACGACCGGCTGCGCGCCGAGGCCGTGCTGGAGCACGCACAGGCCGACTTCCAGCCGCTGGTGCTGGCGCTGCTCCAGGTCCACCCCGGCGCGCTGGTCAATGCGGAAATGCGCCAACAGACCCACGACGAGACGATCACGTTTGCGCCGGACTACCGCAATCTGTTGGTGGCTTACATGGCCGCAGTGCTTGACGCCGAGGGTGTTTCTTTCACCGACTCGTACATGCTGACCGATCAGGAAGCCAGCGCCATCATCGCGTTGTTGAACGAAGCGTGCGAGGTTATAAATGCCCGCGAATAAACCAATCCGCGAGCGCGACATAGAGCGCTACCTGGTGCAACAGGTGAAACTGCTGGGCGGCGAGGTGCGCAAAGTTCGCTGGATCGGCCGCACCGGGGCGCCTGACCGCTTAGTTATGCTGCCGCCCGCTGCAGAACGTTTCACCTACGGCTCGGACGACGGGCGCACTATCTGGGTCGAGCTGAAAGCACCCGGCGTGCTGCCCGAACCACACCAGATGCGCGAACACACCCGCATGCGCCGGATGGGGCAGCGCGTGAAGGTGGTGGACAGCTTCGCTGCCGTCGACCAGGTGCTGGGCATTAACCATAAATTGAAAGGCGACAAATGATCACCGAAAAAGAAGCGCGCCGCCTGCGCGGCCTGATCTGCGCGCTGATCGAAAGCGCCGACGACAACGCGCACGCCGGCGCGCAAGACCCGCACACCGCCATGCACATCCGCGAGGAATTTACCCTGGCGCAAAGCCGGGTGTGGCTGGAAATTCGCAAACTCACCGAGGACAAACCGAAATGAAAATCATCAACCACCCCGCATGCGCCCACCAGCTTGGCGCCCCGAGCGATATGCAAGACGGTAGCTGCGATGCGCTGCCGGTGATGTACCAAGACACCGAGCACGGTCAGTTCGCTGTCAGCTTCTGGCAGCCCGAGCCGGACGACCTGGCCGAGCTGCTGGCCGGCGGCGGTATCGCGCTGCACGTGCGCGCACCTGGTCGCCAGCACCCTGTCGTGATGGTTGGTACGTTCCCGGCGCCGCCTGTGACCCAAGAGCAGGAATCGTTTATCTTGATGGGGCGCCGTGCGGGCAAGACGGAAGCCTTGTTGCACGCCGCGCAGGCCCACGCCAACAAGCTGGCGGCGGAGAACAAAGCGCTGCGCGACCAGGTGGAGCGCCTGGAGAAGCTGCGCCCACACTGGGCGAAAGGCTACACCAGCGACGGGGTGGCGGCTCAGTGTGCGACCGATGCGCTGCAATCGTTGTGGGATCTGCTGGGCGCCAAACACCAAACCGAGGCTATGCAAAAGCTCCGTGCACTTACTGAGGTGCAATCGTGATCCGCACCGCTGACCTGACCGGCGCACAGCTGGACTACCACACCGCCCGCGCGCAGGGCATCCCGGCCGAGCGCCTGAAGATTCGCCGGGTGCCGCGCACCGATACGCTGATTTGCGTTGATCTGGCCCACCCGGTGGGCTTCACCAGCTCGCGCGTGGAGCGGCTGGATTACAGCGACGACTGGAACCTGGCCGGCGCGCTGCTGGAGCAGCACAACATCGAATTGGAAGTCAACACCGACACGAAGCGCTGGCAGGCCCTGTACTGGCGCGGAAGGTCGATGTACTCCTACGGCCCCACCCCCCAGGTGGCCATCTGCCGCGCCGTCGTGCGGGCCGCGTTCGGCGATGAAGTCGAGGAGGTGGCCGTATGCGAGTGATCGTCAACCCGGGCACGTACCGCGCCGAAGAAAAACGCCTGGCCCACGTGGTGGAGGTAGACGACTACATGGTCGACCCCGACGACGTGCGGCAGGTATTCAATTATGCCAAGCGGGTGGCCGAGCAAAACGCCGCGCTTATCGAACTGCTGGCGGACAAAGGCATTCTGGAACTGCCCGATATGGGCGTGTTTGAGGTGCCGCACATGGAGAAATCCGAGTGACCGCCCGCGAATTCACCCCTCGCCCTTATCAAGAGCTGATCATCGACCACATGCTGGACGCGCCGCGCGGTGCGGCGTGGGCGGGCATGGGCATGGGCAAGACCTCCTCCACCCTGGCCGCTGTCGATACGCTGCAGCTTCTGGACAATCGCCCGGTGCTGATCGTTGCCCCGCTTCGCGTGGCGCGCTCCACCTGGCCGGACGAAGCGCGCAAGTGGCGCAATTTCCGACACCTGTCGGTGACGCCGATCGTCGGCAGTGAAAAGGAACGGCTGGCCGCGCTCAAGTACGACAGCAATATTTACACGACGAATTACGAACAGTTGCCGTGGCTGGTGGAGCACTTCGGTGAGCGCTGGCCGTTCGCCACCGTGGTGGCCGACGAGTCGACGAAGCTGAAAGGGTTCCGCCTGCGGCAAGGCACCGCACGCGCTAAGGCCCTGGGCCGGGTGGCGCACACCAAGGTGAAACGGTTCATCGAACTGACCGGCACGCCGGCGCCCAACGGTCTGGCCGACCTATGGGGGCAAGCGTGGTTCCTCGATCGCGGGCAGGCTCTCGGCAAGACCTATGACGCGTTCCGTCAGCGGTGGTTTGAAAAGTCGTTCGACGGCTACTCGATCACGCCGCGCGACCACGCCCAGGCGCAGATACAGCGCGCGCTGGCGCACCTGTGTATTACCATCGAGGCCAAAGATTGGTTTGACCTGAAAGCGCCGGTCGTCACCGACGTGCGCGTCGATCTGCCGGCCAAGGCCCGGGCGCTGTACGAGGACATGGAAAAACGCATGTTCATGGAACTGGACCAGCACGAGGTGGAGGCGTTCGGCGCCGCTGCGAGGACGGTAAAATGTTTGCAAATTGCGTCCGGCGCGGCGTATGTTGGCGACGACGGCAAGGAGTGGCGCGGCATCCACGACGCGAAGCTGGACGCGCTGGAGGACATCCTGGAGGAGTCTGGAGGCATGCCGATCTTGGTCGCCTACCATTTCAAGTCCGACCTGGCCCGGCTGATGAAAGCTTTCCCCCAAGGCCGGCAGCTGGACGCCGATCCCAAGACCATCGAGGACTGGAACAAAGGCAGGATCCCGTTGCTGTTCGCCCACCCGGCTAGCGCCGGCCACGGGCTGAACCTGCAGGACGGCGGCAATATCCTGGTGTTCTTCTCGCACTGGTGGAACCTGGAGGAGCGCATGCAGATCATCGAGCGGATCGGCCCCACGCGGCAGCTGCAGGCCGGGCACGACCGGGCGATGTTTATCTACAACATAATAGCTGCGGATACGGTGGACGAGATGGTGATCGAGCGGGTGAACAGCAAGCGCGAGGTGCAGGACATCCTGCTGGACGCCATGAAGGTACGCGGCTACAAATAAAATACTTGTACAAGTTTTTATTTGTGGTATAGTTCGGTACATGGACGCAGCGATTGCCGCGGCGGGAATGGAGGATCAAGAAAATGAGCGAATACCAAATCAACAAGATCAAGAGCGCAATTGCTGACTGCGAGCGCTTTATCGCCAAGGAAGACCCACGTAACGTTGCCTTGCGCCCAGCCGACGCACAGAAACACTTGGACTTCTGCAAATCGCATAAAGCCAAGCTGCAGGCGATGCTGGATGCGGCATGAGCGCAATTGATCCAAGTCGGAGGGCAGAAATTGAAGCGCACGCAGATGCGTTTATTTCCAAATATGGCAACGCGGTCATTGGGCGAATGGTTGCGGAAGGCGCGAAAGATGCAAGCGATGCTGAAATAGAGCGCACGTTAGGCCCATGTGTATGTGGGCCGTGGCTGGTAATACTTGCAAAAGTGATGCGTAACCGTGGACTACTATTATTGGGGAAATAATGAAACGCAAAGAGAAGCTATTACTTGAAAGAAAATATAACAAGGGAACTTATATACTCCAGCAGAAATTTACAACGCGCAGCATGGCTCATATCCCTGCGCATCTGGAAATTAAACGAATAGAGATGCTTTCTGATGGGCTGGTTGAAATAGACGGAGAAGAATACGCCTTTCATACATTGCGCGTTCTTATCAAGTAAGCCGCCTAAACCAACCCGCGCCCTTCGGGGCGCATCAACGAAAGGGCATCATGAAAGTCGAAAGCAAAGTCGTAGAGGTAAATTTCCGAATCAAAGAATCGGAGAATAGCAAGAGCGGTCACTTGCATTTTTCTGATGCTGAGCGCTCGGAATTTGAAAAATACCCGAAATTGAATAGGCAGCAGTTCTTGCGCTCCCGCATCCAAGACGATGAGCCTTGTGATCGCGCAGAGACGCAGAAGTAACCAGCACCACCACACGCCGCGCACGACGCGGCTTTGTCGTCAATAAAACCCACCTGGAAAGACCATGATAACTGTTGCTGTCATCTTGCTGTACCTGCTGCCCTCGATCGTCGCCAAGCCACGCGACCGCGCGATGGTGTTCGTGATCAACCTGTTCACCGGCTGGACCATCATCGGCTGGGTGGTCGCCCTGGCGATCGCCGTCCGCCCACAGCCAAGGAGCGCGCCATGAGCGACAACTGGAAGGAATGGTTGATGGCCGCCGGCGCCATCGCGATCTGGGCGGCCTTGATCTGGTGGCTGGAATGAAGCGGCGCATCGCGCTGTGGCTTCTGCGCCATGAGCCGGCGGTTACTTTCACTGTGCTGCTCGCCGCCGTGCTCGGCGTGTGGTACGCTTGAGACCCCCGTTACATCAGTTTTCCGCGGCGCCTCCTGGCGCCGTCTTTTTGTCAGTCGCCCGCGTGCGGCTTCGGATCGTCCTCCCCGAACAAATCCCCGCCATGCTCAAACGCTTCGAACGTGGCCACCAGTAGCGCCACCGCGTCGGCGCCATCCTGGCTCTTAATGAATGCTTCGATCTTCCCAATGTCCGCCACCAGGGTGGCGCGTTGCTCGTCGTTGAAGATCGGCACGTCCTGCTTGCGGCCAAGATCGCGCTGTAGCGAGGCCCGGACCATTTCCATGGGGCTGGCCGGCTGTGCCATCTGGGCGCGCAGCTTCGCCAGGGTTTGCATCAAATCGTCTTGCTGATCCATCCTGCTCTCCTCATAAAATGACAGCCCCGAGGGGCTGTCTGTTTCAATCCGCCAGGGATCTCCTGACCCACCATTCGACGTACCGGACTAACTCGTCCAGCTCGCCCGCATCAATACTAGCGGGCGTTAACGTTGGTGGGCGTGGAGGTCTGAGGGCCCGTCACAACGGCACCGGTGTTGCCTGCGATGATGTTGGCGTTGGTCGAGCGCTGCTCCTGGTGAACAATGTCCACCCGGTCGAACAGGCGCCCCAGGCGGGCGTTCAGGTCCTGGAACTGCGCTTGCACTTGGAACTGTGCCTGTGCTTGCGTCTGGGTCGCGTTCGCCACGTTGGTGTTAGACACCTGGATGCGCAGTTCGTCGTGGTCGGCGCGGCGGCGGCCTTCGTTGCGCAGCTCGATCACCTCGGCGTTGAGCGCGGCAATGCGGGTTGCATCTTCCTGCTGGAAGCGCGACACCAACAGGGCGCGGGTCTTGTCACCGTCGTTCTGCACGGCTTCGCGGGTCTGGCAGCCTTGGGAGCTGACATTCTGGTTGGTCATTTGGATATCGCGGTCCAGGAAGCTGATGCCGTTTTGCACTGCGTCCTTGGTGTTGGCGAAGCCCTGCTGCGTGCCCAGCGCCAGCGATCCGATGGCCGAGTTGATCGCGTTCTGGGTTTCCAGTGCGGTGGTCGGCACTTCGGCGCGCAACGAACTTTGGCCTTCCAACAGGGTTTGCAGGATGGCCGCCTGACCTGGGCCAATGCCGCCAGGTACGCCGCATTCACCATCGCCGCCACCGAACAGACCACCACGGCCCCGGCCCAGCAGCGCCAGCAGGATGATCGGCCACATGTTGTTCATGCCGTTGTTGCCGTTCATGGCCATCATCGCAGCCAGACCGCCACCGCCCAGGCCGTCGTTGTTGCGGTTGCCCAGCGCGGCGATCAGGCCGGCGGTGTCGCCGCCCTCGTTGCGGTTGCCCAGCGCGGCGATCACCGCTGCAAGGCCTGCGCCACCCAGGCTGTCGCCACCGCCGCCACGGCCGTAACCATCGCCCAGGTTGATATTTACTTTGTCGCTTACGCCTTCCATGCCCATGATGGCCTCCACTAGTTGTTTAGTTCGCAGGTATTTGCGAATGGTCAATAGTGTCCGGCTGAGCCCGTAATACAATCGGGTGCTAGCGTATTACACAAGGTGTGCCCAATGGCCAAAAGCAAACTGCGGCAGGAACAGGAAAAACCTATGGCTGTTGTGTCTCTCCGCATGCTACTGGCACATGAGCGGTGGGCGCGCAAGATGGGCGAGGGGAACACCTCGGACTATGTGAGGCAATTGATCGAGGCGGACATGCAGGGCTTTAAAGAGAGGCGCCACGGCGCGCTGGATCGGCGCCGCAAGAGGTAGTGTCATCGGGGAGGGGTGACTGCGCGTTACTCAGCAATGACAACCGCCACCCTCTCGATCATGAAGAATTCGTACCGGCGCGCAATCCGCGAAGCCAAGGCTAAACGTTTGCGTGCCGAGCGAGGAGCCCAAACAGCAAGCGGGGTGGTGGCGGTGCTGGCCATCCTGTCGGTGGTGGCTATGTTGCTACTCGGGCCTTACTGATAGAAGCCCTGTTTGCGCACCCAGGCCTGGCAGGACCGGGCTATTTCTGTGACGCGATCGGCTTCGGCTGCGAGATCGAGAAGATCAGTTTCAATTCGTTCAGGAAGTGCGACGGTGCCGGCAACGTCTGCATCATGTCGGCTGTCGCCACCGGCTTTGGCGGTTCCTTCTGCTGCGCTGGCACATACTGTGGACGGGATGCGCAGCCCGCCAGCAGCGCGCACATCAGCGCGGGCGCGAACCAGGTCAGCGAACAACGCATCGATAGCTTTTTGGTGGTCATTGGACACCTCGATGTTCTTCGTTTTGTAACTCGTTTCCAGGGCGTCGAAGCGCTTTTGTTGCGCTTCGTCGGCCAGCTTTTGCGCTACGGCCGCCCGCGTATTGGCTGCGTCCCACTTGGCTTGTACCTGGGCTTTGCCGTTGGATTGGCCTTTGAAGTAGACGCCGGCCAGCGCGCCGAGCACCACCAGGGCGGCCGCCAGATAGCCCAGCAGCCGGGGTGGCATCAGTATTCCCCTTTGCGGAAAATGGCGGCGATGCGCTCGGCGCGGCTGCCCACCTGGGATGCCCACTTGGATTTGAGCGCTTCATCGGCGGCCTCGTCGTAGCTGCCCTTTGCCAGCATAGCCAGCATATTCACGAAGCCCTTGAGCCGCGCGATCCCCATGTTGAAACACATGTTGACAAGCGCGTTCTGGCGGGCGTCGGTCATCTGGCGCCACCAGGGGAAATTCGTGTCCAGGTGATACACCGCGTTGGCCACGTCGTTCTTGAGCATGAGCGCCATTTCATCCGCGCGCAGACCCACGTCGTCCAGGTTGCGGCCCACCCCGATAGTCCACTTGCCCACGGTGTCGCGGTAAGGCCTGTTCTTCTCGCCTTCGTCGCGGCGCAGATCGACGTACAGTCGTTGCTCGTTCATTGTCGGGCCTTTCGGTGTTTGCGGCGATCCGCTGCCAGGTACAGCGCCACGCCGACGGCGAAGGCGCATTCAAATTTGCTGGTAGCGCCGACGGTCGACGCCAGGGCCGCCAACGCGCCGGCCGTGAGGGTGATGTACGCAAAGCGTATGGTGTGCGCGGTGTTGTGGCTCATGCGGTTCAGGGCGATCAGCCCGACGCCCAACACGTACAGCGCTGCGGCAGCTTGTAGGATATTGAAGGCAACCATATCATTCCTTGTTGTCTGGAAGATTGGGCAGCTTAATGTCGCGCACACGTTCCACCAAGCCGAGCGCCACCGGCACAGCACGGATGGCCAACAGCCCGGTGAAGAACGCCACAGCGCGCTCGAAACCCTCGGACAGACCGAGGTAGTGCAGCGCCAGCGGCGCCGCGAACACCGCCACCGAGGTGCCAGTCAGCACCGCCACGACGGCCTGGCTACGCGTCATTTCCTTGGCGTAGCTGAGCGACAGGGCGGCCCCAATGAAAGAGCACACCAGCGTGGCGGTTTTTACCCCCAGTATGGTGCTTTCAGGTGTTGGCAGATCGGCGGCCATTGGCTCCCCTCGGTTGGTTTAGTTGGCCCAGACCACGGCGGCGACGCCCACGCCGTCCTCCACCGTGATGTTGCCCTTCATGTAGGAGGCCAGGGAATCCAGCGGAACGCGCACGGTAGCCCCGATCACGCCGGGCACAGTGATCTCCTTGCCGCCGGAGACGTCGAACGTGGCACCGCCGGTGCCGGTGACAGGCACAGTAGTGGCGGTCGAGCCGCGCACGGTGACAACGACGGGCGCCGCGGTGGTGTTGCGCAGCTCCAGCTCCATGTTCTTGCCGGCGACATAAGCCAGGGTGTCGGAAGCCGACAGGTTGTTGACGACGGCGTTTTGTGCGTTGGCGGTGCGGGTGGTGACGGTCAGGGCGGCCATGCTGTTCTCCTCGGGCTGAATAGACAATTGCGTAATTCTAACATTTGTTTCGACAGATTTTTACTCGGTCGATTCAATAATCGGGTAGTTCAGCATCCACAGGTGCTGTGGCGTGACCCGCGGCGCGCCGTCACGGAACAGCGGCAGGCCGGCTTCCTGCAGCGCGTAGGCCACCAGCTCCGAACAGAACCAACTATCATCCTCGCCCCAATCCCTATGCACCGCAATGCCGACGGCGCCGGCCAGGTCGTAGGGCTTGCCGATCTGGCTTGCTGCGGCCATGGCGGTGAAAGTTTCGCTGGCCGGGAACTCCACCACCGCCCACTGGCTGGCTATGCCCTTGAACTCGGCGAGGGAGGTGCGCACGACGCCCGCGCCGAAGGCGGCCTGGATCACCGTATCGCCTTCGATCACCCCACAGTGGGACCAAGGGGACCACATGCCGGTGCGCAGCAGGACAGAGCCCAGGTGATGCCGACGAGAGAAAATGACGTTGACCATTTTTAAGGCTCCCAGTTCGCGCTTGCGGTGATGCCAGTTGCAGTGCGCACCGTGCCGAGGTTGTCGGTCACGACGCATTGCAGGGTGGAGGAGTAAGCCCCGACTGAATTCGCGGTGTAGACTTTGCTGACGGTCGGCGTTGCCGTCGTGCCGTTGGTCAGGCTGGCCGCGTTCGGGTTGCTAGTGAAACTCCACGCGTAAGTGTACGGCGCTTGCCCGCCTACGATAGTTACAGTAGGGAACGAGTTTGCATTGCCGCCCACCCCGCTGCTGTTATAGCTGCGGTCGTCGCTGTTGCCGGTGACCGTCAACGACGCCTTGCCCAACAGGTTGTTAAAGCCCACGGATCCCGATGGCCTTTGCGCTAGTGTGCGCACCGCGCTTTCCAGCAACGAGGTGGTGGCGTTCGACGCCCGACCTAGCTCCACGTTAATTTGCGACATGGACAAGGGGAAGCTCGCTGGGAGTGTCATGCTAGACTCCGGTCGATGGCGTCAACAGCCGCCGTGGTGGTATCGAACGCAGCGGCAGCCTCTTGGATTGTTGCCGCATCTGTCACCAGGTACTTGTCCATGCGCAAGGTGCCCAGTGCCCGGACCGCGCCGCGCAGCTGATTGGCTTGTGTCAGGATCAAATCGGTTGCGACGTTGTACGGCAGTTCCTTGTTATCGGCGAAACGCTTCACCAGTTCGTCGGGCGTGCCGGAATAGCCCGCGTCTTTGTACGCCTTGGCCGCTGCTTCGCGCAGCTCGTACTCCAGCTGAAACCGGGTGTAGCGGCTGTACACGTAGGCAATGCGGCTATCAATCTGGTCGGACATAGCCTGCTTGCGCTCGGCGTCGGTCGGCACGTGCACGGGCGGTGGTGTATAGACGAAGGGTTTGGCAAGCATAGTTTCCAGGCGCGAACGGGCGGCGGTGTGTGCATCACGCGTGACGGCGACAGTTTCCGCGATGGCCAGCAGCTCGGCCTCGGTGTACCCACCTTGATAGCCGACGATCTTTTCGCCCACTTGCCGCTCCCCGACCTGGCGTTCGCCCACTTGCCGCTCGCCGATCTGGCGCTGCCCGACCACCTTGGTGCCGATGATCTGTTCGTGCAGTTCGCCATCCTCGCCCAGCACTTGGCCGATTACCGGTTCGGTGATATCTTCCATGACCGGCTCCATGATGGGTTCCATCACCGGGGCCATTATTGGCGCCATGACCGGCGTGCGCGGGGTGGTCGGCGGGGGATATTCGCCGCCGATCTGCGACACGTCACAACGGCAGGTTTCGCCGGTGTCGGCCGTCGCCAGCACGGCGAAATTGAGCACGCCCAGCACGCCGTGCTCGTCCAACCCGTGGCCGATATCTACAATGCTTGTCGTGATGTTCATGCGCCGCCTACTTTCTCGATCAGGTTTTTAACCAGTATTTTTAATTCGTTGACTTCCTGCTGCTGGTGCTTGACGCGCTGAGCCAGTTTCACCGCGGCCACCGCACCGAGTGCGCCGTAGTTCAGCGACAGCAGACCGGTATCCGGGTGCGCGGTTACCAGTTCGGGCGCGAAGGCCTGCACCTGCTGGGCCGACATGCCGATTTGATCCTCGCCAGTGTCAATCCTTTCGTAAGCGCCCACCAGGGTAATGCTGGCCAGCTCGTCCAGGAATCCGGGCAGATCGCGCCAGTTCGTTTTCAAGCGCTCATCGGAGTTTGCCGTGATGTTGCCGGCCGCCGTGAAATTGCCAGAATTATCTGCATAGAATGCTTGGATGGTGTTGGAAGCATTGACTGCAACAAAACACTGGCTGCCATTTGATTGAATATAGCCATTGGTCGTGCCTCCGGTCATCAGTTGAATTTTATTCGGGCCTGCTGACTGGACCTGTACTATATTGCGGGCGATAACGTTATCGCCTGACAGGGCACCGCTGCCCGATGTGGCTAATCCGCCTCCACCGACTTGCACCAGGCCGCCCAAGCTGTTCAGGTTCAGCGTAGTAGCCGCGCCGTTGTTGCGCGCCTGAATATTGGTATAGTCCTGAATGATGTTCAGGCCACCCGAACCGCCGAGTTGTAGGTATCCATTATTGGCCAGTGTCCCCAGCGCGCCACCGTTAAGGATGGACGCGGCCCCGGTGATCGACAGGCCGGCGCTGCCGGAGAGCAAACCACTGGCGGTCAACGTAGTGAAGTTGGCCGCCTGTGCTGTCAGCGGATTGTTGTAGGTAATAGTTCCGCCGCTCGAAGGGTTTGTGCTGGAGTTGGCGATATAACCAAAATCAGTACCGTCGATGGTAAATTTCAAACCGCCACCACTAGAGCCCCAGCCCAATTTGACAGTATTCGTGCCCTGTCCTATGCCAGTGCCTTGCTGCACGTTGCCACTGGCGAAACCTGTGCCGGCCGTGTTCGCGCTAAACGGAGTGGCTACGGAGGAAAAATCCCCGCCTGCGGCCGTGTTCTTTTCCAAAGACCAGGCATTGCCCTCGGCGCGCATGCGCCACCGGCCGGCTGGGCTGGCCTGATCATTTTCGGTGAACGATACGAGCGGCACCGCGCCCACTAAATTTACCTGGGAAGCCCCGTTCAGCTGGGTGATATCAGTATTGACGCCGCTACCGGCTTTGCCGGCGAGGTCTGTCATCCGCGCCACTTCCTGCCAGGTCTGCCACGCGCTGCCGGTGCGACGGCGGAAAAACATCCGGTCGGAGTTGGCATAGTCCAGCAACTGGAAACCGTTCGTTCCGTACACTTTGTGGAACAGCATGGCCGGGCTGGCTGCCAGCGGTAGCGTGCCGATCGACGTTCCATCGATGTACCAGAACCCGGCCGCCACGCCGACATTGTCGACGTTCGGCATGTGGGGTGCGGCGGTGGTGATACCGAGGCCCACCGAGGCCAGATCGCCCGATGCTTCTGCGATGGTGGCGTTCTCGTAGGTGTTCTCGGCCACTGCTTCAAATTCAGCCGTGGCGCCTTCCAGCCAGGTGACGAAAGCGTCCACGCGGTCGGAGAAGGTGGAGCGATCGCCGCGCTGCGGGGCCGGCGTCGGAACCGGCGTAATTGGTGGTGGTGGGGTGGCCATATTAAACCAGTCCTTTTACTGTAAGGTTGAGCGTTACTTCGTCGACCGCGTTGTCCGGTGCGTAGACCATCCGGCCGCTGACCAGGCCGAACACCGTCATGCCTTGATAGTTGGCCTTCGTGCTGCCGATCACCACCACGGGCGTGCCCAACAACCGTTTGATGGTGTCCAATACAACGCTGGCATCGGTCACATCGGACTTGCCGCTGATCACCAGGCCGGTGGCATTGCGGCGCTTCGTGATGGTGGTCGTACCAAACTGATCAGTTGAGATAAAGCTGTAATCTTGTGGCTCCACCGAGGCGCCGCGCAACGGGGCGCCGATCGATGAGAATACGCCGATAGCCAGCATGCCGATTTTGGCGTCGCCGGTTACCTTGGTGATCTCGAAAGTGATCTCGGCCGAGGCGTAGGGCGGCAACCCGGTGGCGATGAGCTGGGTCTGCGGCTTGAACGGGTCGAAAAAATATTCGTAGTAATCCGGAGGCGCTGAATCTTCCAGGTCGGCGTCGTATTCATAATAGATCGGGCCACCCGGCGATTGCCGTGCGGTGATGTGGATGTGATCCCCGTCCAACGCAAACAGCGCGAAACCGTTGAACGACCCAGGGCGCAGCGTGATCGTGAGGTTGTTGGCCCGCGCCGATTGCGTGGATACCATGGCGTCGAACATCGCCCACAAGTTGGTGGGACCGAGATCCAGCCACCAGGTGCCGTTGCCTTGGCTGTCTACCTGGTTGGCTGGTAGCGTGGGGTCCTTGTTCAGGTTGCTGTTCTGCAGGCTCTCATACACCCGGTGCGTGGATGCCGAATAGGCCCTTTGCCCGGTGGTGTACGTGGTGCCGCTGTTCCACGCCGGATTCGGATCCTCTGGCGTGATGTTGGTCGACGTGATCATGGCCGCCGTAATGGCATTCGGCGCCATGATGTTGATGCTGTCGGTCGCCTCCAGCGTCATGTCGTTTTCACCGTAGTGCCAGGCGCCAGCTCAGTGAACAGCGCGTTTCCGCCGGCCGACACCTGATCGAACTGCTGTGCTAATTGCAGGTTCGACATCGCCGAGGCGCCCGTGTTGGCTGCGGTGCGCGCCATTTCCGATTTCAAATTCGCCATTTGGGTGTTCAAGGTTTGCAATTCGTATAGCAGGGCGTCAACATTTTCTTGCCCCATTGTACCGCCTTGCGACAGTTGCGTTAAGCTGCTTTGTGGCAAATCTGCGCCGCGACCCGTCACCAGGGCCGTGATCGCGCGGCTGAACTCGCCCAGAGCCTCGGGCAGGGTGCTGGCGCGCGCCACGCTGTCGGCCGTCTTGGTGGCTGCGGCGGCCTGTTCCCGGGCCGTGGTGAGCAAGCTATTCAGCACGCCCATTTGGGCATCGAAGTTGGTTTGTGCGGCCACCTTCTGTTCCTGCAGGGCCTGCAGGGTGCGCTCTTCGATTGTCGTCTGTGCTGCGGCCAAGTTGTTCAACGCCGCGATGTCGTTGGCGGCGCGCAGCTGGGCGCGCTGGTAGTCCTCGGACGTGGCGAACTCGCCGGAAATATCCTGGGACAGCGACGACAGGGCGAACTGCAGGCTATCGGCCGACGGCAGCACGCCGGATGCTTTGGCGATCGCCAGCGCCGTGGTGATCTGCGCCGCGCCGACCTGGCGTGACAGCACCGCCTGATTCCCGGTCTGGGCTGGTCGGAAGCTGGCCAGCGCGCTCGACAGCTCGCGCAGTTTCGCCACCCGTTTGTTCGTCGTGTCGATGCCGGTGTTGATCCCTTTGATCAGGTCGTCGAAGGCGTCCTGCTGTTTCTGTTTCTGCGCATCCACCAGGTTGCCGAGGTTGGCCAGCGTGTCAGACACTGCGCCCTCCAGCCCTTGGAGCATCTTCTCGCGCTGTGCCTTGGCCGCCTCGGCCGCCGCCTGTGCTGCTGCCTCGGCCGCCGCTTTCTGCGCATCCTCTTGCGCTTTGAGCGCGGCGGTCAGCTCCTCGGTGGATGGGTAGAGCGAAGCGAAGGCAGCCTGCAATGCCATCAGTCCGGCGAACTGCTTGGCGCCGGCCTCGGTGGTCTTGTCGGTGGCAAGGGCCACTTGCTTGAACTCTTCGCGCGTATCCACCCAGCCCAAGCCCATGTCGGCCAGCGTCTTGGTGACAGCGTCCATGACCGGCTTTTGGCGTTCGGCCGTGGTCAGGAAGTTCTGGGCGAAGCCGGCGGCGTTGGTGGCCAATTGTTCCAGGCCGCCGGACAGTGTGATCAGCCGTTCGCGCGCCTCCAGACTGCCGACGCCCACCGCCCCGAACGTTGTCCCGATGGTCTTGAGCACCGCATCCAGCGACACGTAATTGTTGGTCAGACGCGCCAACGCAGCGCTGGCTGTTTCGTTCTTCTGCTGGAATTTGTCCAGGTTCGGTACGAGCCGATAAGCCAGATCGTTGCCGATGTCGTTCATCAGCTGGTTGAAGATTTCCTGATTCTTCGTGTCATCCGACGTCAACGCCATCTTAATGGTGCGGGTGTACGTGGTGATCTGGTCGGTCGGTGCCCCCAACGCATCGGCGAATGCCAGCGCCATGGCTTTCACGTTGCCGAAGCTTTCTGACAGAATTGATGCGCTTTCACCAGACACCGCTTGCTTGTTGGTGCCCCTCTTGTCGCTGCGGAACAGGCCGCCCTTGGCCAGCCAGTTCTGGTACGTCTCCCCGCTGAAACCCTCCGGCCCGAACATGCCGCTAATCCCTTGGCTCTCCACCCGGGGCGCTGCGCGCCCGAACAGCTTTGTGGTGATCGCGGCGCCGGAGATGATATTAGCGAGGGACGAGCCAACACCCAGCTTGCGCATGGAGCTGTATTCGAAATTGGTCGGGGCGCCGACGACTTTGCCGGCGGCATTCAGGTCACGACCTGGAGTGAATCCCTGTTTCATGAAACCATTTGCCGCCTGCATACCTGCGATGATCCACCCGATGATCGGTATCGCCTTGGCGAAGCCGGCGCCGGCCGTGAGCCCTGCCCCAGTGCTGCCGGCACCAGCCGCTGAATATTGGGCGGCAGCCGCTGCGGCCTGCTCGCTGGTCAGGCCCATGCCTGTGCCGAATGCGCTGATGCCACTGGAGCCGATCGCGTTGCCGAAACCAGATACCATAGTGCCGATGCTGGCGGATACGCCCGCAAAGCCCTTGGTGATCGCGTCGTAGACTGATTTGCCGGTCGATAGCAAGCTTAGCGCGCTGGACGATCCGCCGGCGCCGGCCGTGCTGCCGCCGCCAAAGATCGCCGCGGCCTGTTGCAGGCCCGAGGCGACGTCCCCGCCACCACCCGCCGCGCCGCCGCTCATGGACGTGCCGATGTTGATGATCCACTTTTTCAGGGTCTGCTGGTAGAGCCAATCGAAAAAAGTATTTTTCAGCGAGTCTTTCAGCCGCTGCCCGACGTTCTTGCCGCCGTCCAGGATGCTGACGAAGGTATCGTGCGCAGTGTCCTCGATGGCTTTCCACATATCCTGTTGGGCTTTCGTGGCCTCTTCGGTGGCGGCCTTCTGCCGCTCCAGTACCTCCAGCTGGTCACCGGCGTCTACGGCGCGTTTCTTCGCCTCGATCAGCCTCTCGAGCTGCTCTACCTCGGCCTTGTCCAATTCCAGCGCGCCCCGCTGTGCCAGCCGCTCCTCCATGCGCGCAAGGGTGGCCCGTTCGATCGCCTGTTTCGTTTTGCCAAAATTTTCGACCAGCGCCTCGGCGGCCTTGGCTTCCTGGAGCGCAGCCCGGTAGTCGTCCGCGCGCTCTTCGTTCAACTCCTCCGTGGCTTTCTTGGTCTGCTCAGCGGATCGGCGCAGCTTCTCCTGTACCTCCAACGCTTCCAGTGCCGCGCGCACTTCTTTTTCGTGCGCTGCAGTGAGGACCAGCTTGCCTTCTTTCAGGTCTTGATCCAGCTTGATCCGCTCTTTTTGCGCTTCCAGCAGCGGCACACCTGCGGCCATTTCTGCTTGGTCGGCAGCCAGTTTTTCCCGGATCGCGCTGATGGTGCTGCGGTACGCGTCGGTCTCTTTTTTCGCGGCGGCTTGCGCCTCTTCGGCCGCTTTCTTGCGTGCGGCTGCGATCTCTTCGGCCTGGAGGAATTCCGCTGCTTTCGCGGCCTTCTGCCCGTCCGATATCGCCTTGTCGACGCCGGCCATGAACTCGGCCAGTTCGTCTTTTGCCGGCACTTCTCCTTGCAGCCCTTTGATCTGTGCGCGCAGGCTGGCAACCTTGCTTTCCAGTTGCCCTTCGGTTTCCCCGAACAGCCAGCGGCCCAGGAAGCCCACCGCCGGGGCTTCCTTGGCCAGCTGCAGATCCTGGAGTGTTTGGGCCAGTTCCTTGTTCAAACCCTTGAGCTGTACTGAAGCGCTCGCAAATTCGTCGGTGAACAGGAAAGCGCCGACGGCGCCGAGGGAAGTCCACAGAGCGGCCAGCTTGCCCGACTCGTCATAGGCTGCGGTCACTGCGGTGACTGTCTTGTCCAGCGCCGGCACCACCTCGGCCGCCAGCCTCTTGCCAAGGCCTTGCGCGCGGAAACTCAGTTCGTCCAGTTTGTCGTTCAGGGCGGCCGCCTGCTCCGCGCTCTGCTGCGTCACCCCGGAAAGTTCTTTGCCCCGTTTCACCAGGTTGTCGATACCGTCCGCGCCGGCGTCCAGCAGCGGCGCAACTTCCGCCCACGACTTGCCGAGCGCTGCCGCACCGAAGGCGGCCCTTTGCTGTGGGTCCTGGATGGCTTTGAACACCTCGGCCAGCTGCTTAAACGCTTCCAGCGGCTCGGTGGCGGTGACGCCCAGCGCGCGGAATTTGTCCGTTTCTTTGCCGACGTTCTGGCCCAGCTTGTTCACCGCGCCCGCTACCGCATCCAGCTCGGTGCCGGAAAGCTTCGCGGCATAGGCCAGCCCCCCAAGATCCTCCACGGATACCTGGGTGCGCGCGCTCAAATCGTTCAGCGCGTCGGTGGCGTCGATGGCGCCTTTAATGAAACTGGCAAAGGAAACGGCAGCGGCACCCACCGCCAGGCCGCCCAGCAGTCCGACGGTTTTGCCCACCGCCGCATTGATTTTATCCAGACCGCCGCCGACTGCTTTGCGGGCCTGGTCCATGTCTTGTTGGAGCCGGGCGATATCGGCGCGTAGCCGGATTTCGATTTCGCTGATCATCGCGCTGCAGTGCTCCTAGGTGAGCACCGGCCCGTGGGCCGGTGGTGTTACAGAAATGCGTCCAGCCGTCGCTCTTCTTGCTGCCGCTGGATCCACCGCCACGGGGCTTTGAATATCTCCCAAGGGGGTGGCGCGTCGTGCTTTGTTGCTGCATGCATTTCGCCGAGGTACGCTCGGGACAATCTCAGCAACGTGCCTGCCTGGTGGGGGGTCCACTCTATGCCCATCAACGTCTGGTAGTTCACCAGGTCGCCGGCGGTTAGTGCGTGGTCCCCGTTGGTCGGCCCCATCTCGAACAGATATTCAATCAAATACGCGCCATCCGTCAGTGGGGGCACCACAGGGTCGATCCTATACTGCTTGATCAGTTCCCTCCTGGGCCTGCCTGGCGCCGCGGCCTTTGGCTTCCTGCTCCTTGAATGCGTCTGCGGCGCTTCCGGGATGGCGTTTAGCCAGGCGATTTGTCGGACGTATTCGACGAGTCGTCGGCCTTGGTCGGCAAGAAGTTTCCCCGATCACCCAGGAACTTGTTAAGGCCGTCCGCCACATGGCCGATTTCGATGTCCATGTATGCGGCTTTGTATGCTTCGTGGCCCTTCTTGCCTTCGTAATCGAAGTTGTTGAAGCTGACAGTTACCGCCGCCAGGAAGTCGGCCACGTCGCGCGCGTCATCTTCCGGAGTGCGCTTGCTGTCGTCACGGCCCATGATGGCGGCCAGCGCGTTGCTGCGCTTCTCGTCGTAAGCATGCTTGGCCTTCTGGAATTGTTTGGTGCCAGGGCTGTGGACCGTGATCGACCATTGGCCGTTCTCGTCCTCCACCAGTTTGCCGGCGGCGTCGCGCACCAGGAATACGCCGGTGGACGTGATTGCTAATTTTTTAAGGCTTGCCATTTCTACTTCCCTTCATCGAGAGGATTTGCCCGTGGCCGCCGCGCGCGCCCTCTCGATGGGCGACGCGCGACGACTCGGTGCAGGTTATGGCCCTTGCGGGCCGGGTTCTTACGCGGTGAACGTCTGCGACTGGCGCAGCAAGGTGAGCGAGCCGGTCAGCGCATCGGTGTTGCCGCCGCCGCTGTCAGCGAAGGCCATCACCTGGGCGCGGAAATAAATCACCTGGCCACTCGGGCGGGTGACTTTGCACGCGATGATGTCGGTATTGACCGACGCCGCGGCCAGGATGATCTGGCCCGGTTCCGCCGGTTTCCAGGTGACACCAAACTCGGCTTGCGGGTAGGTGTACGCGGCCTTCTTCACACGATCATGCGGGTTGGACACCTCTGACAGGGTGGCGGTGGACCACTCCAGTCCCTCCACTGCGCCCACCTGGGTCAGGGTGACCGGGGTGTAGGTCAGGGATTCAAAGCCTGCCACGTCCTCGGTTGGCACTGCGCCGGCAGAAACCTCCAGCGTAGTGCCCGCAACCACTTCAAAATCTTCACTTTCCCATGCCATGATGCTCTCCTTAAATTGGCCCGCTCGCTGGGTGCGCACGGGCGGGCTAATAATCTATCCGGTATTTTAATTTGCTTCCGCGAAAGTTACCATAAAATCCCGCGATTGCTCATAAACTCCGTCGTCATCCAGGTCATTCAGGTCCGGCCCGACGCCGGCTGGGAGCACGCTCAAGGTTTTGAAGCCCAGGTAGGTGCCGCGGTGCACGCCGGGCCCTATCTTGCAGGCGGTGTGAACCGCCTTCTGGCTTGCATAGCTCAGCGCGCAAACCGTCACCTGAACGCGGCGGCGTTGCATGGTGGTCTCCTGCTGGCGCGCCACCGTGCTCTGTTCGAAGCCGTCAACCTCTTGGATGGACACCGCGGGCAATGGGGTGTTCTGCGGGATGATGCCGGCAAAGATGCGCTCTGCCGGCACCAACGCCAACAAAGGGGCGTGCTGGGTCAACAGCGCCCGCATGATGGCTACCGCGCTCATTCGGTCGGGATCGGCACAGGTACGTCGATCCCCTCCTTAGTCAGCCGCTTGCGGATATAGGCCGTTGCGACGTCTACCGCTTCGGCCATCTTGGTGTCGGCTGCCGGGCGCATGAAAGGCCGCGGACGCACGCCTGGGTGCTCCACCTGGCCAGCGACGAAGTTATCGCCGATTTGCATTCTTTTTGCCCGGGGTTTGATGATATGGCGCCGCGCGCCGTACTCCACGATATGCGCGTAGAACACGTCAGCGCCCTTCTTGGTGCGGCCGCCGGCCTTCACGCTGGCGGTGGCTTGCCCGTCTTTCGTGAAACGTGTAGTTACGCGCACGCTGTCGCGCAGCGCGCCGGGGTAGCCCCCGTACTCCCGTGCATTGGTGTTCGACGGACGACCGACTGGCGCCAACGCCTTGGCCTCGCGCATGATCACCCGGGCACCAGCGGCGAGGGCCGCGCGCATGATGTTCTTTTCGAGTTTGACGGGCAGGGTCTGCAGCATTTTGTCCAGTTCGGCGCCGCCTTGGATGTGCTGATTGCTCATACGCTGTATGCCTTCACCGTGATCTCGGTCCATTCGCGGCGCCCAATCTCGGCCGGGCCGCCAGCGATCTGAAATACCTGGTCGCCGCTCTCGTCCGGGCCGTCATGCAGGATCACCCGCATGTCGGAAGTGATGCCGCGCAGGTAGCGAATGCGCACGCGCGCCGGCCGGTCGGCGATTTTGAGCGCGCCCTCGGTGCGCTCGTTCTTGCTGGGCAGATCGTCCATCAGCTGGGCCGGCATGCGCGCCACGCCGAACACGTCCCAGGGTGTGCCTGCCGGCGCCGTCTGCGGCCCATACACCGGGTCGACGTAGACGGGCGGGCGCTCGATGGTGATACGCCGATCCATTTGGCCGCTGCGCATTACGTGTACACCATGTAGGGTTGCCACAGCAAGCCCATGAAGGACTCGGGCAGGGGATAGGTTTCCGCTCCTGTATAGACCTGGTCGCGGTTGTCATACATGGCGCCGATGGCCAACAGCATCCACTGTTTCAGGGGGCCGGGCACCGAGGCCGCGTCGGCATATCCCGCTTGGTATTCCATGGTCACGCCGCCGGGCTGCGGGGTGATGCTTGGCCAGGACTGCCCCGCCACCAGCGATACTTCCGCCGGCTCTACGTATTTGTTGACGTGGTAAACCGATTCGGCAAGCGTCTGCAGATCCCCGTTTTCGTCGAAATACTTGATCACCACGGGCGGGGTTGCCAGCGAATAGATGAACGGCGCGCGCGGCAATTGAACGACCGGACAGAATTTGTCCAGTCCGATGGCAATAGTCTGCGGCATCATCGCGCGTTGCGTGCGCTGTTCGACCATCATCCGGGCCGCGGTGATCAGGCCGGTGATGTAGTTATCGTCGTCCGCCACCACGACGCGTAGGTGCGCCTTGGCTTCCTCCAATGTGATTGGTTCAGCAGCCGGCGGCGTGACAACGATAGGGGTCACTTTTTAGCGCCTTTATTTTCGTGCTTGGCTTCCATCTTGTTGCTGGTCAGCGGTGCCATCTTCTTGCCGTCGCCCACCAGGTCGTCCACCTCTTCGTCGGCGGCTTCGCCTTCGATCTTGACCAGGCCCAGCTTTTCCAAATCCTCGGCGTCGCCCGTGCTCATGGTGTAGGTCTCGCCCGGTCGGGTGTTGAGGCGGCCATGGCTGAACGCGTCCAGCGCTTTGACTTTTACTTTTGCCATCATGTTCTCCTGTTCGTTGAAGGCGGCGCCGAAGCGCCGCCCACCAGATTAGACGCTGCCGTCCAGGTTGGTGTTTTTCACGAAGGCTTCCGGACGGTACACTGCCAGCGCCAGGCGTTCCTCGATCAGGATCGTCACCAGGTTATTCACGAAGTCGTCCTCGTTCTCGGTCGCGATGACGATATTCGCGTCCTCGCGGTCGAAGATCTGGGCGCCCATCTTGAACGCGCCCACCAGGGCGGTGTCCTGGGTCATGGCCTGGGTGGCCACGACCGAGCGGCCCCACAGGGTTGGCGACAGGGTGCCTTGTGGATTGCCGATCAGGTAGCGGCCGGTGGTGTCTTTCAGCAGCTCGATGAGCGCCCAATCGGATGGGTGCAACACGATGCCGTCGGACGGGAATTCGGCCAGTTCGGCTTGCAGCAGCATCAAGCGCAGAGTGTCGATGATCGTCGGGGTGGCCACCACGATCGGCGCCGCGTAGGCGGTGGCCTGCGTATAGATGCCGTTCAGGTTGTTGCCGGCGCCGGAACCTTTCAGCAGCTGGTTTTCTTCCACCAGTTTCAGGCCGTACATCAGGCGCGCATCGATCTGCGATTGCAGGGCCGGGAAGTCGTCCTGGATCTCGGAAGATGCCTTGATGAAGTGCGCCAGCTTCTTGACCGCTGCCGGGGTCAGGGTGTAGTCGATATCCGATTCCGGCTTGCGCGCGCCTTCGGCCACCGGTGCGGCGGCGTTGGTGAAGCCGGTTTCTTTCAGGTAGTTCACCAGATTGGAATTGGTGCGGCCTGGCGACACCAGATCACGGATGGTCAGCCGGCGGTCAGGCAGGTTCAGCACGCCGGGACGGTAGTCCGGCACCACGCCGGCGCCGGCACTGCCTGCTGCACTGGTGATGGCTTTCACTTCGATCGAGTGGCGGCCGCCTTTGCGGCGCACTTCGCCCGACTCCACAGCCTTCTTGAAGGTTTCGTTTTCGATAACCTGGAAGCCCATAGATTTCAGGTGCGGGGCGTCGTCGCCGCCGCGGCGCGCGGCCTTTTGTTCCAGCTCGGTCAGCGACGCTTGCAGCTCGGCCTGTTTGGTCAGCAGCTCGTCCACCGTCTGTTTGACGCCTTCGGCCATTTTGATGCCTTTTTGCGCCTCGGCCAGGGCCTTCTCGCCGTGCTCTTTGACTTGGTCGCCAATCTTGGAAAGTTCTTTTTTAATTTCTACTGCGTCGGTCATATCGGCCATGGTGTTTCTCCTGGTAGGGTGAGTTTAAATTTTGAAGCCGCTCAATGCGGCCAGCAATTCGCCATTGTCGCCAGCGGGCTCACCCCGCGAAAGCAGTTTCACCAGGCCGCCGCCGGCAATAGCCGCCGCCTGGGATTTCGAAAAGCCGCCTGCCTCGCGCAGGAAACCCTCAAATTCTGGAAGGCTCGGCAGCTTGCCGGCCTCGATCATGGACTTCACATCGGACACCCGTGCTTGGTCGTTCATCGGGTTGGTGACCACCGAGATCTCCACCAGGTCCAGTTCCTGCAGGGTGTACACGCCGGTGGCGGTGTCCTTGCTGAAACGCTTCACCCGGTAGCCGATCGACAGGCCCGTGATGGTCTTGGTTTTCATACCCTTCTGGGCGAGACGCGCATAGGGTGCGTCCTCCAGCCACAGCTCGGCGTCGCCGAACAGGCCGTGGTCGTCCTCTTTCAGCTCGGGCCAGTGGCCGATCGGCTCGTCGGTGTCGTGCTGCCACAGCACCGGGACATTGCGGCCGGACGATTTCCAGCGCGCCAGACTGGCGGTAAAGGCGCCGGGCACGATGATGTCGCCGCCCTTGTCCAGCACGTTGAACACCGAGCCATAGCCGGAGAACTTGCCATCATCGCTTGACGCTTTCAGCTCCAGCGCAACGGATTTAGTCAGGTAGTCCATCTTCGTCCTTTTTGATGCCAAGCCATTCCTGCATGGCGGCCTTTGCGTTCTGGGCAGTATTAGTGATTTTGCCCAACAGTGTAAGGGGGATAAGGTTGCTTTGTACAGTCAATTCGTCGCCGCCCGGCAACGGCGGGTCGTTCTCCAGCAGGCGGCACTCGTTGCGGGTTTTGAGGCCGTTCTGTGTCATGGTCGAATAGAACGCGGCGCGTGCGGCGCTGTCGGCGCGCAGCAAACCCTCCACGCTGTACTCCGCGAAGTAGCGCAGGCGGTCGGCCGGCGTCAGCAAGGATTTCTTGATGCCTTGCTCGATGCGCACCAGATACGGGCGCAGCACGAAGGTGAGGAAGCCGAGCATGATCTGTTCTCGGCCGGTGCCCCAGTTCGACACCGCGGTGCCGTGGCCAATCATGGATGGAGGCACGTTGAACCAGCGGCATAAATCCTCGACGTTGAAACTGCGCGTTTCCAACATTTGCGCGTCATCCGGGTTCATGCCGATAGCATTGCTGTGCGTCGCGCCGCCCTCCAACAGCAGCACCTGGCCGGTGGCCGGGGTGCCGACAGTGGACTCGGCCAGCTTGTCTTTGTACTGCTTGCGTTGGTCTGGCTTCAAAAATTCCTTGAGCGACACCACGCTGGACGGGCGCATGCCGTCGGTGAATGTGCTGGTGCTGGCGTTCTCGGCCGCCAGGGCGCCACCCATCGAGCGCAGGCCGGCACGGATCGGCGACAGTCCACACAGGCCGTCGGTGCCGAAACCCTTCACGTGCCATATCTCGCGCTCGGTGTAGGTCTTTTGGCCGCGCGGGTCGGCGTAGATGAACGTCACCGCGCCGTCGTTGGTGCGACGCACCGTCATCTTGGCCGGATCGAGCGGATCCAGGGCGACGATCTTGCCGGCGCCATTGAAGCTTTTCAGGACATAGGAATTGCCCCACAAAAGGAGCTGCGACACCACGGCTTCCCAGAACTCCACCGCTGTCATGTCGGCGTTGGGGGATTCGTGGATCAGCACGTACAGCGGATGGTCCGGCGCCAGCTGGCGCAGCTTGCCCTGCTTCTCGTACAGAAACAGCGGTAGCGTACTGATCGTCTCCGCGATCAGGCGCACGCAGGCCCATACGGTGGACAGCTGTAGAGCAGTGTTCACGGTCACGTTCTGGCCGGCGCTGGTGCCCGTGCTACCGTTGCGCTGAACTTCGGTGCGATACGCGGAGGCGTCACCGATCGAGAACGATTTTTTCAGGAAGTTGGCGGCTTTGCTGGCGAAGCTCATGCGGGCACCGCCATGTCGCGCAGGAAGTCGTCCAGCGTGCCGAGGTCGCCGTCGACGGCCTGCGGCATCACACCCACCGCGATGGCCAAGGCCACCATGCCGTCGATGCGGCCGCGCGCTGTGCGCTTGTCGAACTTGCGTGCCCCGCTGTCCCCGACCACTTTGGCGTTGGCCGCGCACATCGTCAAGATCGGGTGCTTGCCGTGCTTGAGTTGTGTGTTAAGCAATTTCACCTCCAGGTCGCGCAGGGCCGGCGTCATGCCCGCCGTGCCTTGGCCGAATTCCACGAACTTGTCCAGCTCCGCCTCGGTGAACCCGGCTTTCACCAGCCACGGCCGCAAGAAGCCCATCAGGTAACGGTCGAAACCGAACAATTGTACGTCGAATTCATCGAATATTTTGCGCAGGTACAGCGCCACGTATTCGTATTCTATCGCTTTTCCCGGTGTTGTCTGCAAGAATCCTTGCTTTGCCCACACATCATACGGCACTTTATCCTTTTCTGCCTTGGTTTTTAGGCCGTGCTCAGGCAGCCAGAACGTCGGATAGACGCTGCCGTCCTCCTCGCCCACCAGCACGCAGGCGGTCAAATCGCTGACGCTGGACAGGTCCAGGCCCCCGTACACCCGGGGGCGTTCGCCGCCGGAAGGCGCCATGCCGTTGGCCTCCCAGATCGAGCGCGACACGAATGGCGCCGTTGCCTCTACCCGCTGATTCAGGTTCAGGTTGCGGAACTCGGGTTCAAAGCTCGGCTGGTCCTTGGCCTTCTTGCACAGCATCTGCAGGTCGGCCAGTGAACGGAACACACCCAGGGCGGGGTTGGCCGCGCGCATGCCGGCCTCGTCGTCCAGCGGTATGTCCTCCATGGCGCCGTTGGCCAGGTTCGCTTGTTGCATCGGCGCCTCGTACACATGGCAGACCACGTGCGGATCGGGTTTCAGGCGCTGCGCGTCGATGATCAGGGACAGCATGTCAGCATCGGTCGGGGCCTGGGTGGAGATGATGAACTTCACCCCGTTGTCGTAGGCGCCCTGGGCGGTTTCCAGTGCCGTGACAAAATCGTTGACCGGCCCTTTCACCTGGCCCATCTCGTCGAAGATGATCAGCGCCGGAGACAGGCCGTGTTTGGTTTTTGCCTCGGCCGACAACGCGTTGTACTCGACGTTTTTAGACAGGCCCAGCAACGATTTCAGGGAAGGGAAAATACGGATGCGCGCGGTCAGTTCCTCGGACAGTGCGATGATCTTGCGCGCCAGCTTGAACACGATTGCGGCCTGGTCCTTGGACAGCGCGCCGCTGACAATCTGGCTGTTCTCAATCGCCTCGGGGCCGGCGATGTGGGCCAGCAGCAAACAGGCGATCAATGCGGTCTTACCGTTCTTGCGGCCGATGGACAGCACCGCGGTGTGGGTGCCGTGCGGGTTGTCGTACACCTCCAGGATCCATTTTTTCTGAAACGGTTCCAGGTGGATCGGCTGCCCAAGCAGTTTGCCTTCGGGCACCCGACAGAATTTCTCGATGAAGGCGATCACCCGCTCGCCGCGGGTCAGCGGTTTCTTTGCGCGCGCGGCCATTACGCCAGCAAGCCGTCGTTTTCTTCGGCGGCTTCCTCGTGTGCGGCGCGGGCCTGGCGCTCCAGCGCGCGGCCCTGCTGTTTCACCCGCTTGTCGCCGGCGGTGCCTGGCACCCGGCCGCCCATCTGCAGCGAACGCATGTACGCCATTTGGCGCCGGGCCAGCTGCTCCAGAATCGAAATGCGGGGATTGCACACCCGGGTGCCTTTGGCGTTCTCGACCACGTCACCTTCGGCCAGCAGCAAGGCGTCGTGCTCGCGCTGACGGGCCACGCACTCGGCGAGCTGGGAGGCGACGATGAGATCCATCTCGCTCCACTCGTCTCTCGCACGCGCGCGCACGATGGCCCGGTAGTCGGGCATCGCAGCTTCGGAAATTTGCACGTGATCCGGCGGCATCTTGTCGCCCAGCGCGGCATTTTTTGCAGCCTTCAAGGCCGCCGTTGCGCTGTCGGATCGGGGTTGACGAGTTGCCATGTGGGAAAAGTTTCTGCCGGGAATTGTGAGTTAGCGTTAAAGAAAAGG